GAATTGGTAGGACAACAGTTTTTACAATCTATTCATGATTTTCCAGCAGAGAAATGGATTGAGTACTCTTCTACTGCTGCATTTAGAACTAATTCTGCAGCTACCGGAGGTACTTATGATAGTGCTAATGATGTTTTTATAAATGCTAGTCCTTTTGCTTCATGGATGCTTTCAGCGGAATATCAATGGGAAGCTCCTGTAACTTATCCAACCGATACTGGTGACTATCCAATTCAATGGGACGAAGAGAATCAAAAATGGACTCGTAACTTGAATATAAATATGTCACCTGATGGCTACACTAAAACTGATTGGGACCCTAATTCTAAAACTTGGGTTTAATCTGCTTTTACAACACGCATATCAAAACCAATTATTTCTTTAGGAATCTTACTTAGATTGGGCAACGTAAAATGTTCAAGATGACTAGGTACAATCACCAGGTAACCTTCTTTTATTGGAGGAAATCGACAAAAAGTGTAATCGTTCCAATAACTAGAAAAAGGTTGTTTATAAGTTGTGGGTGGATGAATTGTTGCGTTATAGTTTAAATAAAGAGTTCCACTTAATCCTACACTTGCATGTTTATGAATAACAATAAGATCTCCTTTTTTAAAACGAGTAGACCATCCTTTTGTAATAACAATATTAGTTTTTAATTCTTGAGAAAGTTCTTTTAGAGGCTTTTCTAGAACTTCAGATAATTTACCAATGAAGTCAAGTCCGGTACTGTGTCGATTAGTATCAAAATGATCTTCCCTTTTATAGGGATATTGTTTAATTAAATTTTTAAGAATTTCTTTCTTTTTAGTCCATTCCTTTTTTTTATTGAGGTCAAATTGCCAAAATGGAATGGTAAATAAGGGAGTCATTCTTTACTTTATATGAAAAAATGTATATTCTAAACGATGAATGAAAGCAACTAATATACTTAAGCTTATTCAAAATAATCCTATTCCTTATAGATTTTATCATTGGGGTCCTTTTGTATGGAAGGTTAGTGTAGATCCTGAAGTCACTAAATTTTTATTAAAAGAAAGTGAAAACTGTACTCAACCTTTCAATAAAAAGTTAGCAGGTGTACTGTCAAAAGAAATGCTTTATGCCAGAAAAAGTCATAAACGTGTTTGGGATATATTACGGGTATATATTGATCATTATCTTAAGGCTCTTAAAAAAGAATGGGGTTGTGATCCAGGAAAGACATGGAATCCTTTGAATGTGTGGATCAATTATCAAAAGGCCCATGACTATGGTCCCTATCATATGCATTCAGGAAACTTTTCTTTTGTTCTTTTTTGTTCTATCCCGATGATTTTACAAAAAGAAATAAAAGAGATTGTCTCAAAGACTAATAACCATGCTCCTGGAGGTCTCTCATTTTTTTATGGGGATTCTCCAATGCATATGGGACTGAGCCAACATGATTTTATTCCACAAGAAAACATGATGCTGATATTTCCTGCTTACGTGAAACATATGGTGTATCCTTTTAAAAGTAAATGTACCAGAATTTCTGTTGCAGGAAATTTTGAGGTAGAATCTGGAGAGGCAGAGGCAATTAGAAAACAACATTATGATTAAAAAAGTTACAAATTTTTTAACACATGAGGAAGGAAATCATCTGCTCCGTTATGCTGATGATCTTATAACGCGGATTGATCAAGAAGAATTTAAAAAGCATTCTTACGTTCCTGAGTACCATACTTTATCAAAAGCTTGGGAGCGAACAGTCTTTACGGAATTTTTAATGTTAAAGAAACAATCGTTTATTGCAGAATCGTATGACAGAACAATCTTACCTAATTATTCTTATATAATAGCTTATCGCCCAGGAGCCGAAATAAAAAAACATATATTCCCTGCTAAGCATGATGTGACAGTGATTATAAATCTTTTTGCTGAGAATAGATGGCCCGTTCATTTTAGTTATCCCAGCGAAAAAGATATGACCGAAACATTAAAGGAACGCGAAGCATTTGTATTCGACGGACACGACTATACTACATGGAGAGATCCTTATAAAGGCTCTAAGACTTATTTAGAATGTCAGCTCCATTATGTATGTAGCTGTGTGTTATGTGCGGGTCAGGCATATTATGGTTTTCTAAAACATCCTTTAACAAGTATTGTATATCCTAAATTAAAAGAAGGCCTTGTTAGCAAAATAGATAATCAGCCTTATGAACATCTAAGGGCAGAGCTTAATACAGCATGGCGAAAAGTGGCCATTGTAAATAAAACAAATCTAGCATTAGAAGAGCGCTTAAAGAAAGAACATGATCTCAAAAATAAATAATTTTATTGGAATATTTGATGCTACGGTAAGTAATGAATCTTAAATATTTTTACTGGTACTTTAATAATGCTTTTTCTGAAGAGTTTATAGATCGAGTTGTAAAAACAGGACTAGCTGCTGAAAAACAGATAGCTATTACAGGAACACAAAGTAAATTAGGACGTAAAAGAGATTTAAAAAAACAACCTTTAAGTGCTTTAGAAAAGAAACAATTAAAAAAAGTAAGAAACTCAACGATTTGTTGGCTATCAGAACAATATATGTTTGATGCCGTCACTCCTTACATTCGCGCAGCAAACAAAAAAGCAGGATGGAATTTTCAATTCGCCTGGACTGAAGACGCTCAATTTACTATTTACACAAAAGGCATGCATTATGATTGGCATATGGATAGTTGGGACGGTGTCTATCCAGCTGATTCGTTCCCGAATTTTGTGGGAAAAATAAGAAAGTTAAGCTCTATTATTTTGTTATCTGATCCTAAAGATTTTAAAGGAGGAGAACTTGAACTGGATTTTACTAATGGAGGAGGAGAAGGTAAACACATTGCAACTGAAATAAATCAAAAAGGCTCCCTCATTGTTTTTCCTTCTTTTGTAAAACATCGCCTTAAACCTGTAACTAAAGGAATTAGATACAGTATGCCTATGTGGCATTTAGGACGTCCATGGCAGTAAATAAAATTATTATTGTAGGAGGAGGGACTGCGGGTTTAACAACAGCCTTAATTCTTAAAACAAGATTTGAGTCTGTAGATATTAAAATTATAAAATCTAGTCAAATTGGTATTATAGGTGTTGGAGAAGGCACGACTGAGCATTGGTCTGCTTTTATGGATATGTGTGGTATTACACAAAAAGAATTAGTTTGTGAAACAGATGCTACCTTTAAATTTGGAGTTATGTTTAGAAATTGGACTCCTAAACCTTATTTTCATTTTGTTGATAAAGATCAAATCATTCAGTCAGCGCCTCAGCAATTTACCGTAGCTCAATACGAACTATATTACGCTTATCATATTAGTAAGGGCACTTCGTTTCAAGATATGTTATCTCCCCTTATGTGGAATAATAAGGTGTCTAGTGATTCACAAATTAATCAATATCATTTTAATACTTTAAAACTGAATAATTTTTTAGTTAAGAAATGTAAAGAAAAGAAGATAAAATTTATTGAAGACATTATCGAGGATGTTGAAGTAACAGATAAAATAGAAAAGCTGAAAGGACAAAAACGAACTTACTCAGCAGATTTTTATATTGATTGTAGTGGGTTTAAGAAACTTCTCATTTCTAAACTTAATGCCAAGTGGAAGTCTTTTAATCTTTTACTGAATGAAGCTATTGCTTTTCAAACTTCAGACACCGATAATTATAATTGTTGGACTTTAGCACAAGCAATGGATTCTGGATGGATGTGGAGAATACCTACGTATGGGCGATGGGGAAATGGTTATGTTTATAATAACAACTACATCAATAAAGATCAGGCTAAGGCAGAAGTAGAAAAAGTATTAGGGCATAGTATTGAGGTTGCGAAGAATATTAAATTTCAAGACGGTGCTTTAGATAAGTGCTGGGTTAAAAATTGTGTTGCTGTTGGATTAAGTGCTATTTTTGCAGAACCTTTAGAAGCTAGTTCAATTAGCGTTTCATTACATCAGGCCTTTTTATTATGTCATTATCTCAATGATTATGATGAAAAAGTTATTATTAAATATAATGAACAGTGGTCTTCTATCTGTAGTAATGTAAGAAACTTTATAGCTATTCATTATTTAGTAAATAAAAATACTCCGTTCTGGAAAAATGAGATGATAACTTTTAGTTCAGAATTTAAAGAACAACTCGAATATTGGAAACATCATTTACCTCTTGTACAAGACTTTCAAGCTGCCCTTCTATTATTCCGTAATCGTAACTTTATCTTAATCCTGTATGGTGTAAATTATTTTAATCGTAAGGCCATTACCCAGGAGGTTAAGTCCTATCCTTTTTATTTACAGACGCTCATGCAACAAAAGTATAAAACGTATAAAGAAAGAAAATTATATAATTTATTTAATCACAAAGATTATTTAACTCGTATTCGTGAAGGACAATAAGGAATATATGGATAAAATTCATTATGGGAATTAATAAAATTATTGTTGTCGGAGGAGGTACAGCAGGGTGGATGACAATGGCTACTCTTATTAAATGCTTTCCTCATAAAAACTTTTCTTTAATTGAGAGTCCAAATATTCCAACAGTAGGAGTAGGGGAAAGTACTCTCGGTCATATTAGAGGATGGCAAGCTTTGGTGGATATTAAAGATAAAGATTTTATGGCAGCATGCGATGCTACCTATAAACTCAGCATTAAGTTTACCGATTTCTATCAAAAAAACGAAGCTTTCCATTATCCTTTTGGAGATCCTTATCTTGAAGGCAATCACTCAGCACTGAATGATTGGTGGTTTAAAAAATTTTTATATCCTCAAACCCCTTACTCTGATTATGCCACTTGTAACTATCCTCAGATGGCTTTGGTTAATGAGAATAAATGTTTTTTTTAATAAATTTAACATTATACCTTTTAAGTTTCATAAACATACCGCTTTTCAATTTGATGCTACCAAGTTTGGTTTATGGCTAAGAGATCATGTCTGTATTCCAGCAGGGTTAAACCATATTAAAGAAGAAATTAAAACAATAGAGCAAGATAAAAATGGAATTAAAACTTTAAATAAAAAATATAAAGCTGATCTATTTATTGATTGTACAGGCTTTAAATCTTTACTATTGGAACAAACTCTTAAAGAACCCTTCATCAATATGGCTTCCACTCTTCCTAATAACAGCGCATGGGCTACTAAATTCCTTATACCAATAAGAAGAAACAGTTAGTAGGTTATACCAACTGCACTGCTGTTGAAAATGGATGGGTATGGAATATTCCTTTATGGAGCCGTATGGGAAGTGGTTATGTTTATTCAGATAAATTTATTAGTGATGAGGATGCTTTAAAAGAATTTCAAAAACACATCGGAACCACAGAATTAGAATTTAAAAAGATTAAATTTAGAACTGGGATTCATCAACGATTATGGGTAAAAAACGTTTGTGCTATTGGACTTTCAGCAGGTTTTATAGAACCTTTAGAGAGTAATGGTCTGTTTTCAGTACATGAGTTTGTTTTTCAATTAGTTAGAACCTTACAAAGAAGGTCGGTTTCACAATGGGATAAAGATGCCTTCACAGCAATGTGCAAGAATGCTCATTATGGTTTCATGGAATTTGTAGCCATGCATTATGCTCTTTCTCATAGACAAGACACTCCCTATTGGAGAAATAATTTTAATAAACAATGGTCAGAAAAAGTATTAAATTTAGTCTCTGATTCATACGCAGGATTTAGTCGTGCTATCTATAATAGAGGAGTTCATTATCACTTTGGTGATCCTGATGCAGGTATTCATTGTATTTCAGCAGGGATGCACTGGGGGCCAACTGATATTCCATCTTTAATTAAAGCAAATATACAACCAAATATGGATGATTGGAAAAACAAATGGAAATCAATTGCTGACCATTTAGACAAAAGAAAAAATAATTGGAAAAAAGCTGTGAAGGGTCTTCCTACTATGTATGATTTTTTAAAGAAGAATTATTATGAATTATAAAGAAGATGGCTACGCAATAATAAAAAAGGCTCTATCCTTTGAATTAGCTGATTTTATATATGATTATTTTATTTTAAAAAGAAAGGCTATAGCGTGGGCGTATAAGAATAAGGTAATTCAGGAAACTCCTTTTCTAGGAACATGGAAGGATTTACAAGTTCCTAATACTTATTCTATCTACGGAGATCCACTTATGGATACGCTTTTAATGAAAGTTCTTCCTCGCATGCAAAAAGACGTAGGACTTGAGTTGGTTCCTACTTATTCTTATGCTCGTCTTTATAAACGCGGAGATATTCTTAAACGCCATAAAGATCGACCAAGTTGTGAAGTTTCTACAACCATTTATTTAGGTGGAGATAAGTGGTCTATTTTCATTGATCCTACGGGTAAGCGTAATTCCCCTAAAGGTAATGAAGTTCTTTTAGATATAGGCGATATGTTAGTCTATAGTGGATGCGAACTCGAGCATTGGCGAGAATCTTTTCAAGGCAACGTCTGCGCTCAAGTTTTTCTTCATTATAACCATGCAAATGGACCCTTTGCAGAGAAAAATAAATTTGATGAAAGACCACTGTTGGGTGTTCCACGGCTTACGAAATTTTTTGAAAAGTATAATCCCATAGGTTGATTCAGCCACACATTTAGTATAATTTAAAATTTGGAGCTTTTATGTTAGCAAAGGTACAATTAATCCCTGGATTCGACAAACAAGTAACCGAAACGGGCGCAGAAGGGCGTTGGGTCGGAGGAGATT